CCGCCGCACCGACGCCGCCCTGGCCGCCCAATCCGCCGCCATCGAGGCCGAAATAGCCCCCATCCTCGCCGAGCGCGAGATCCAGGACCAGATCGCCGTCCGCCGTCAGACCGAAACGGAGCGCCTGCGCCACAAAGCCGAAAACCAGGCCAAATTTGCCGCCCTGGCCAAAGACCACCCCAAGCGCCTGCGCGCCAAGGCCCGGGTCTGGCTCATTCACGCCTACCACCAGGTGCTCCGCGAGCAGCCCGACATCGCCAAAGGCGCCGCCCGCGCCCTGATCTGCGACCGCGTCAACAGCGGCGAACTGGCCATGCCCCCAGCCGTCGCCGCCCACATGGCCAGCTACCGCCAGCAGACCAGCCTCAGCGAGGCCACCCTCCACCGCTGGATCCTCCGCCACGAGACCGACGGCATCTGGGGCCTGACCGACGGCTACGGCACCCGCGCCGGCCACTCCTTAATAGATGGCCAGCCCCTCCTGCAACGCCTCATCCTCGGCCAGATGTTCGCCCAGCCCCAAAGCAGCGGCAAAGACCTGTTTGCCCTCCTCGCCACCCAGGCCGCCGACCTCGCCGCCCAGGGCGTCAAGTTGCCAACCCTGCGCACCATCCAGCACTACCGCCAGCACTGGATTGAGGCCAACCCCAGCCTGTGGATGAAGATGGTCAACCCCGGCCAGTGGAAAAACCACTTCCAGGTCGCCTTCGGCAGCCAGCACGAGGCCGTCACCCGCCTCAACCAGCTCTGGGAGATGGACTCCACCCCCGGCGACTGGCTCCTCAAGGACGGCCGCCACACCGTCATCGGCTGCATCGACCTCTGGTCACGGCGCCTCACCCTGCACGTCTCCAAATCCTCCTCCGCCCACGCCGTTGGCCAATGCTTCCGCCGCGCCGTCCTCGCCTGGGGCCTGCCCGAAGCGGTACGCACCGACAACGGCAAGGATTACGTGTCCGACTACTTCACCACCGTCCTCAATGATCTTGAGGTTGACCAACCCCTGTGCATCCCCTTCGCCTCCGAGCAAAAGGGCACCATCGAGCGCACCCTCAAGACCATGGCCTACGGCGCCCTCAAGTTGCTGCCCGGCTTCATCGGTCACAACGTCGCCGAGGCCCAGGCCATCCGCTCCCGCGACACCTTCGCCAAGCGCGTCATGACCCCCGGCGAAATCATCGCCATCGACCTCACCGCCGCCGACCTGCAAGCCAAGCTCAACGAATGGGTGACGGTCATCTACCACCAGGACGGCCACGGCGGACTCGACGGCCAGACCCCCTTTGCCCGCGCCGCCAGTTGGACCGGCGAACTGCGCACCGTGGACGAACGCGCCCTCGACGCCCTACTCGCCCCCATCGCCGGCGAACGCACCGTCGGCAAGAAGGGTATCCAATGGGAAAAGCGCCTCTACAACAGCCCCGCCATCGTGCGTCACATCGGCGTCAACGTCCTCTGCCGCTACGACGAAAGCGACCTGGGCCGCCTCTACGTCTACACCGACGACCGCTTCATCGGCGTCGCCGAGTGCTCAGAAATGACCGGCATCAGCCGGGCCGAAGTCGCCGCCATGGCCCATGCCGAACAGCGCAAGTTCATGGCCGCCCAAACTGAGGAGCTGCGCGCCCACAAGCGCGGCACCGCCCAAAACGCCGCTGAACTCATCCTGCGCCACCGCGCCATCGAGGCCGGCAAACTGGCCGAACTGCCCCGCCCCGGCACCGCCCACCGCACCCCGGCCCTGGACGCCGCCGCCGACGCCGTCGAGGCCCGCGACCCGGCGCCCATGCGCCGCGACACCCCCGAGCAACAGGCCCAAAAAGCCGCTTTAACCGTCATTGAAGCCCCCCTCGGCGGTGGCGCCACCCTGCTAACGCCGACCTTCCCCGAGTCCCCCCGCGCGCGCTACATCAAATGGCTGCGGCTGAACAATGAAGTGATACGCGGCGACCACGACGGCAAGCGGGAGTTATTGCGGGAATGGCACGCCTACGCCGAGAGCGCCGAGTGGCGCACCCAGAAGGCCATGGCCGAGGATTTTCCGGAGTATTACCAGTGGCAGGACGCCGCGGGAGGGGCCGGCGACTAGCCGCCCAGTAAGGGGGCCGGAGGGTGGTGACACACCCCCCGGCCAGACAACAGACGCAACCAAGCACGTCGGAGCTGATTATGACACAGACCCCCCCGGCCGCCACCCTGGCGCCACTCACCAACGTCGGCGCCACCATGGCCGCCCTCACCGACGCCATGAACCGCCCGCGCGGCCTCCCCGGCCTCGTCTGCCTCTACGGCCGCTCGGGCTACGGCAAATCCTCCGCCGCCGCCTACGCCGCCAACAAGACCCGCGCCTACTACGTCGAGCTGAAAAGCCTGTGGTCGGTCAAGCACATCCTGCTCAACATCCTCAAGGACATGGCCATCCTGCCCGCCTCCACCACGGCGGAAATGCTCGACCAGTGTTGCGAGCAACTGGGCCTATCCGGCCGCCCCCTCATCATCGACCAGGCCGACTACCTCATCGACAAGGGCCGCGCCCAGATCCTCATGGACCTCTACGAAGGCAGCAAGGCGCCCATCCTCTTCATCGGCGAAGAGCGCCTGAGCAGCAACATGAAAGGCCGCCACAACACCGTCCACCGCCGCGTTTTGCACTGGGTCGAAGCCCAACCCGCCTCCCTGGAAGACTGCCGCGCCCTCGCCCAGCTCTACTGCCGCGCCATCGACGTGGGTGACGACCTGCTGGAGCACATCAACCGCACCGTCGAAGGCTGCACCGGCCGCGTCGCCGTCAACCTCAACACCGTCGCCGAGCGCGCCAAGGTCAAGGGCTGGACCCGCGCCACCCTCGCCACCTGGCGCGCCCAAAGCGCCGCCGACCAACGCTTCTACACCGGCGAACCGGGGAGGTTTTGACATGACCGCCCTCTTCACCGTCCTCGCCCTGACCGGCGCCCTGTCCATCCTGTTCGGCCTCCTCGGCCTGCTGGCCGATGCCCTGGACCACTTTTTTCCCCCCACTGGAGCAGACGACCTATGACCCCCCGCGATTTACGCCCGGAAATGTGGCGCATCATCCGCCGCGTTGGCGCCCAGGGCCGCCCCTTCGACGTTGACAAGGTGCGCTCCCAGTTGCGCGGCGCCATCCGCCGCGAGCGCGTGAGGGACTACCTCAAGGCCCTGCAAGCCGGCGGCTACCTGGTGCCCTGCACCGTCGACGACGACGGCAGCCCCGGCTGGCAACTGCTACGCGACCCCGGCGCCGAAACGCCGCGCATCCGCGACGACGGCAGCCCCATCGTTCAGGGCGCCGGCCGCGAACAATGCTGGCGCGCCATGCGCATCCTCGTCTCCTTCGACATCGTGGAGCTGGTCGCCACCGCCAGCACCGACCGCTGGGCCGTCGCCCCCGGCGAGGCCCGCGACTACTGCGCCCGCCTCGCCCGCGCCGGCATCCTCACCCGCACCCGCGGCGGCGACTGCCCCGCCTACACCCTGCCCCCGGCCCGCTACACCGGCCCCCAGCCGCCCCAGATCCGCAAGAGCAAGGAGATTTACGACCCCAATACCGGCCGCGTCTACCCCCCCAAACGCCGCGCGGAGGACCCGACATGAGCGAGACCCGCAACCACTACGGCTTCCCCACCGCCGCCAGCCTGGCCGAGAAATTCCCGCCCCGCGCGGGCGAGGAGGTCGTCATCCGCACCGTGTCCGAGCTGCGCCGCTACCTCGACGGCCTGCCCGACGACTTTCTGGTCGAAGGCCCCGGCACCTCCAACGCCCTGGGCGTGGTCGTCCTGCCCCGCGCCCGCCAGCAGCCGGCCGGCCTGGTCTATGTGCGCCCCGTCACCGTCGCCAACCGGGACGGGCGGGGGTGGCAATGATCGCCACCCACCAAATTGGTGAGTCCGCCTGGCTCGCCCGCCTGCGCCAGGAGGTGGCCCGCACCAGCCAGCGCCGCGTCGCCGTCGCCCTGCGCGGTGACAACGGCTACCCGTCCGAGACCCTGCTCAGCCAGGTCCTCGGCGGCAAATACCCCGGCCAGACCGACCGCCTGCAACGCCTGGTCGAGGGCTACTACCTGGGTCACACCGTGAGCTGCCCCGTCCTCGGCGAAATCAGCCGCGCCGACTGCGAGCACCACCAGGTCCGCCCCTTCGCCGCCACCAACCCCCAGCGCGTCGACCTCTTCCGCGCCTGCCGCGGCGGCTGCCCCCACGCCCACGGAGAGCCAGACCATGACTGACCGCCCGCCCCCCCAGGAGATCGGCGACCTGCCCCACGCCGCCCTGCTGTCCGCCGCCATCGAGGTCATGGATGCCGGCGACGTGCTGGCCGCCTCGCTCGGCGAGCTGCTGGCGCGCCCTTGCTACCCGGCGGCCACCCGCCGCGCCACCACGGCCATCGCCCGCTGGCATCGCGCCAACCACGCCTTTTTAGCCATCACCGACCGCGAATTAGGGAGCCCGTAACATGAAACGTAACCACCTCGGCCCCGTCATGCGCGTCATGAGCGCCTGCGTCGACCTCGCCTGGCGCGGCGCCCGCATCCGCGCCGCCCGCCTCCTGCCGGAGCCAGCCATCCTCATCGACGAGCCCCGCCCCGGCACCCTGCCCAGTACGGGCGGGCTTGAAACCCGCAGTACGGGCGGGTTTCAAACCCGCCCCTACCGCACCCCCGCCGGCCCCGTCTGGTGCCAGGCCCACGTCCACGGCGTGCGCGTCGAATGGCAGAGCCGCGGCGCCCGGCCATAAGCGCCCCCACCCCACACCATCCACCGGAGACATTCCCATGACCGACCAGACCGCTACCGCCCTCCCCGACGGCTACATGCAAGACAGCAAAGGCCGCCTGGTGCGCATCGACCAGATCCGCGCCCACGAACTCCAGCGCGACACCCTGGTGCGCGACCTCGTCGCCCGCTGCCAGGAGCACAGCCGCCAGGCCGCCGACCTCAAGGCCCGCCTGCTGGACGACATCGCCGCCCACATCGCCCTGGTCGCCGAGGACTACGGCGTCCAGATCAGCGGCTCGCGCGGCAACGTCCAGCTCGTCAGCTACGACGGCCGCCTCAAAGTCGAGCGCGCCATCGCCGAGCGCATCAACGTCGGCGAGCAGATCCAGGCCGCCGAACACCTGGTGCGCGCGATCCTGGATGAAATCGAAGAGCCCACCGCCCGCGCCATCGTCGACCGCGCCTTCCGCCGCGACCGCAAAACCGGCGAACTGTCCGCCGCCCGCCTCATCGACCTCATCGCCGTCGACATCGATGACGACCGCTGGCGCCGCGCCGTCCAGGCCATCCGTGACGCCCTCCAGGCCAGCGGCACCGCTACCTACTTCCGCGCCTACGCCCGCCCCGACTCAACGGCAAGCTGGCAGCAGATCCCGGTGGACTTCTCCGCCGTCGCCCCGCGCCGGCTGGAGAGCGAGGAGCCCGGTCATGCCGGTTAGCCTGGTCTGCCCCGTGTGCAGCGCCGCCTTCCCGGTTGAGGCCGGGTTGGCGGATCCCGCCGCGCGCGCCGCCGTCGTCGCCGCCATCGGCCTATGGCCGGCGGCGGTGCGGCCGCACGTCCTGCGCTACTTCGCCCTCCACGCCCCGCGCGCGCGCAAACTCCAGATGGACAAGCTCGCCCGCCTCGTCGCGGACTTCGCCACCCTCATCAGCGCCGGCACCGTCACCCGCGGCCGCGACACCCGCCCCGCCCCACTGGCCGCCTGGGAGGCTGGCCTCACCCAGGTCCTGCAAGCCGCCGACGCCGGCAGCCTCGACCTGCCCCTCCACGGTCACGGCCTCCTGGCCGAGATCGTCTACCGCGCCGCCGGCCGCGCCCACGCCGCCGACCAGCGCGCCACCGCCCCCCTCCACCCCAGCCACCGGCCCGCCGAGATCCCGCCGCTGGCCGGGGCCCCGGCCGTAGAGGCGGGTTTGGTAGGTGCGGGTTTGGTACGGGCGGGTTTGAAACCCGCCCCTACGGAAACCCCTACCGCCGATCCTACGGACGCCCCCCGCGCCAAGAGCCTGACCCATCTCGCCGACGTTATCCGCCGCCTCAACGGCGCCACCTTTTCCGCCACCCCGGGCCCCGTGCCCACTACCCCCGAGAGCCATCATGACTGACACCACCACCCTCACCGCCCCCGCCTTCGTCGCCGCCATCGCCCAGACCAGCGGCCTCAACCCCGGCACCGTCAAGGTGCTGCTGGCCGCCCTCGCCCTGGTCGCCCGCGACCAGCTCCGCGCCGACCGCGCCGTCAAGCTGCCCGGCCTCGGCCGCCTCAAGCCGGTCCACCGCGCCGCCCGCAGCGGCACCAGCGCCTTCGGCGCCTTCTCCTCCCCCGCCCGCCGCGTCGCCACCTTCACCGCCGACAAGGCCCTGCGTGACGCCATCGCCCCCCTGCCCCAGGGCGATTAATCCCCCGCGAAACCGCCCCCTAGGGCGGTCGCCCCGGCGTGGTGGCCGGGGCCTGACGAGCAGCCACAACCCCACCGCGAGGCCCCGACATGACCAAGCCACCGCCGACCGAGCCCCCGGATCTGGCCGCCATGCGCGCCACCCTGGCGCGCGCCTGGGCGGACGCCGCCCGCTACAAGCCCGTCATCGCCGCCGACGGCCGCGCCCTCGGCGACCCGGCCCGCCACGACCGCGCCGTGGCCCAGGCCCTGCGCCTCACCGCCGCCATCGAGCGCGAAGAGCGCGCCGGCCGCATCGAGCGCCAGAAAATCGGCATCGCCCGCCGCCAACTCGGCATCCCCGACGACAGCCACTCCGCCCGCGTCCACCGCCTCACCGCCGGCCGCACCCGCACCACCTGCGAATGCACCGCCGCCGAGCGCCGCGCCATCCTGGACGAATACCGTGACGCCGGCTTCCAGCCCCGCCGCGCCGCCCGCCCCGCCGCCCGCCGCGCGCCACCCGCTGCCCGCCTCCAGCCTGGCGACATGCTGACCCGCGTCCAGCAACTCCTCACCGTCCTCGGCCAGCCCTGGAGCTACGCCGAGGCCATCCTGCGCCGCCAGCGCGGCCACGACCAGCCCGGCCAACCCGCCGTCGCCAGCCCCATCAACCTGGCCACCCCGGACCAGATTCGCGGCGTCATCGCCGCCCTCGACCGCCACCGCCGCCGCCTGGCCGCCGCCACCGCATCCCCGCGGGCGGGTTTGAAACCCGCCCCTACCGATTTCCCGCCGCCACCCCCGGAGACCGCCCCATGACCCAGCCCGCCCACCCCGACAGCCAGGACCTGTGGCCCGCCAGCGGCGAGGAACTCATGGCCGGCGCCGCCACCCTCGCCGCCGACGCCGAGCGCTGGCCGCGCCAGATGGCGGAACTCACCGACCTCCTGGTCGACGAGCTGCGCCGCGCCGGCGCCGAACACGACACCGCCGCCGCCCGCCGCCTCGCCGGCCGCCTCATGGCCCGCATCGCCCGCGAATTCGGCGGGTCGTCCCTCTACCTGCCCAAGGCCGACGCCCTGGAGCGCACCCTGCGCGACGCCCGCCTGTGGGCCGAGTTCGACGGCACCGTCGACGGCCCCGGCGGCGTCGCCGTGCTGGCGCGCCGCGAGGGCCTCACCACCATCCACGTCTACCGCATCCTCGCCGTCCAGCGCGGCCTGCATCGCCGCGCGGTGCAGGGCGCCCTCTTCGATCTCGCCAAAGCCCAGCCAACCCCCACCACCCCGGAGACCCCATGACCATCTCCCGCGAACAACACTTCATACGCGCCAGCATCCGCCGCGGCATCATCGCCGCCATGCGCGACAACCTGGACGACGAGTTCACCGCCGCCGAGATCTGCGAGGCCATGACCAGCCCGCCCGACCGCGACCCGCGACAGGTCGGCGCCAACCTCAAAATCATGGCCCTCGACGGCCTGGTCGCCACCCGCCCCCAGCAGAACATCCACGTCTACCGCCTGCTCCCCGCCGCCCTCGACTGGACACCCCCGGCCTTCCACCGCGCGCCCAAGTCCAAGCCCGTCACCCCCGCGCCCGTAGGGGCGGGTTTCAAACCCGCCCGTACCAAACCCGCCCCTACAACCGCCACCACCCCCCCGCCCGCGCCAGAAGGGCCGATGGGCTTGATGGTCGATTGGCCCGCCACCTTCCCACCCCCGCCCGCGCCAGAAGGCCCCATGGGCGGCGAATACCCGGCAGCCTTACCCGCGACCCCGCCGGACCCGGCCCCGGCGCCCGGCAAGGCGCCAATAACCGAGGATTACGCGGTATTTAACCCGCCCTTCGCCTGGCACCTAGCGGAGCCTGACGCGCCCACCGAGACTCCACAAGCGCCAGCAGAGCCCCTCACCGCCACCCCGGCCGCCGCCACGGCGCCCGCCCCTACCATCCCCGCCCGCTGGATGGCGGATCTGCGCCTGCGCCTCCACTCCAGCGACGACCGGGAGGACCGCATCAGCCTCAAAATCATGGATGACGGCGGCGGCTATTACTGCCGCGTGCGCGCCAACACCGCCTCCGACCTTGGTGAGCTGGACTTCCTGCCGCGCATGATCGACGGCCTGGTGGCGCTGATGGAATCCATGACGACAGAGGAGCCCGCGCCCGCTCTGGAGACCCGCCATGCCCGCTAAGCCCTTCACCCCCTTCACGCCCGGCCAGCACCTGCCCCGCGCCGGCGTCACCGTCCTCGCCGTCCACCTTGGCACCAGCGCCAGCACCACCCACTACGACCTGCGCTTCACCTGCTGCGGCGCCGTCTACGCCCTCAACCACATCGTCGTCGCCCGCCGCCTGGCCGAAGAGCGCCAGTCCTGCCGCCACTGCGGCCCGGCCCATGGCGGCCAGCGCGGCGGCCGCACCGCCAAATTCAAACCCCACGCCCGCGGCGACCACTTCCCCGGCGCCGCCCTTACCGTCATTGCCGTCCAGCTCGGCGCCACCAGCGACGCCACCCACTACAGCGTGCGTTGTGACTGTGGCGCCAACAGTTACACCTTCAGCCACAAACACCTCAACCGCCTGGTGTCCGCTGGCCATCCGCGCTGCCGCCTGTGCGATCCGGTTGCCAGCGCCACCCCCGCGGCCGCCCCCTCCCGCGGCTGGCAGCCCTTCGCCAGCGACGAGGCCCTCCCAACCGCCGGCCTCACCGTGCTGGCCATCCTCAGCGGGGGCCTAAGCTACGTCGACACCGTCTATCGCGTGCGCTACCACTGCTGCGGCGCCGAGGGCGCCCTCGGCCACCGCGTCATCGTCCGCCGCGGGAAAGACAAGGTGCAGCGCTGCGGCACCTGCGCCCGCCGCGCCAACGGCGCCGGCACCGGCGAACGCATCCGCCACGCTCACCGCACCGCCAGCGCCACCCTGCGCCTCGACAACACCCCCGCCTGGCCCGCCCTGCCTGGCCTTGACGCCGCCACCTGGCCCCGCCCGCCCTCCCTCGCCGGCCAACCGCCGCTCATCTGGGGGGTGCAGCCATGACCGCCACCGCCACCGCAGTACGGGCGGGTTTGAAACCCGCCCCTACACCCCCCCGCGCCGCCCCGCGCCTGGTGCCCAGCATCACCGCGCCCGTCCCCCCTGGCGAGCGCCGCCTGGGCAAAGGCCTTGAATGGACGCTGGACGAACTCAAAGTCCTGCGCGAGCGCTACCCCAGCGGTGGCGCCATCGCCTGCCTGCCCCTGCTGCCCGGCCGCGCCATCGAGGCCATCCGCGCCAAGGCCCGTAAAATGGACCTGCGCACCACCGCCGGCTACCAGCGCCAGGCGCCGAGCGACCCGCGCCTCGACGCCGCCATCCGCCAGCTCTACCTCAAGGGCAAACCCGCCAACGGCGCCATGGAATCCTTCTGCGCCAAGCACCAACGGCCCCGCCAATGGGTGCGCGCCCAAGCCATCCGCATCGGCGCCATCAAACACGTGCGCGGCCCCAACTGGAGCGCGGCGGAAGACGCCATCCTCGAAGACAAGGAAGGCAAAGGCACCCGCGTCATGCAGCGCGCCCTCATCGCCGCCGGCTTCACCGGCCGCAGCGAGGCCGCCATCGCCGAACGCTGTCGCCGCCGCGGCTACGAGCACCTGGCCGAGCGCGGCTATACCGCCCACGACATCAGCGGCCTGCTCGGCGAAGACGACAAAACCGTCGCCCGCTGGATCCGCGCCGGCCACCTGCCCGCCAAGGCCGAACTGGACGCCAACGGCATCATCTCCGCCTGGCGCATCCGCCCCAAGGATCTGCGCGACTTCCTCATCGAATACCCATCCCAATGGCAGCCCGCCCGCTGCGACCGCTACTGGCTCATCGACACCCTCGCCGGCCGGCTAGGCGGGCGCGTATGAGTACGGGCGGGTTTGAAACCCTGTACGGGCGGGTTTGAAACCCGCCCCTACCACCCCGGAGACCCCCATGTTTGACCCCACCCCCTACGTCCACGCCCTGGCCGAGATGATCCCCATCATCTCCGCCTGGCTGCTGTTCCTCTTCGGCGGCCTCGCCGCCGCCAGCTTCATTTGCCTGCTCGCCTACGGCCTCGTCGAGGGCGCCTACTATGTGCGCGACCGCCGCTGGCGCTGGCGCCAGGAGAACCGCGATGCGTGATTTTCTGCTGACCTTCCTTGCCACCGTCGCCATCCTTGGCAGCCTCATCGCCCTCGGCGCCGGCCTCATCATCTGGTCCTGGTGGGAAGACGACGACAGGAGCGGCGAGGTTTAACCCCGGCGCCCTGTACGGGCGGAAATGCCGCGCCGCCGGGCAGCGGCGAACGGCGGCAAGGGGGGGCATCGCCCCTTGCCAACCCCGCGCGGCGGGTCTATGCTTACTCCTGCCAGGGCCCCATGCCCTGGACGGGGTTGACAGCCCGCAATCAGAGCGCCCAGGCGCTCACCCGATGCGCCTTTTTTGTGCCCGCAACGTGTTCTATGGCGGGTGCCTCGGGGGCTCTTCGGAGCGCCGCCCCTCTGAGCGGTCCTGTCAGCCCTGTTGCACCCGCCACCCTCTCGCCTGACAGCGACGGTGGCGTCTTTCCATCCTCAGAGGCTATTTGCATGTCCCATTCGCTCGTTTCCGCTCTCCCCGCCGACGCCGTTACCCTCAAGGACGGCCACCCCATCACCACCTCGCTGGCCGTTGCCCGTGTGTTCGGCAAGCAGCACAAGGACGTGTTGCGGGCGATCCGAGACCTGGATTGCCCGATGGAATATCGTCAGCGCAATTTTGCGCCGGCTGATTACATTGACAAAAATGGCGACCGCCAGCCCATGTACGAGCTCACCCGCGACGGCATGGTCTACCTGGTCATGGGCTTTACCGGCCCGCAGGCCGCCCGCTTCAAGGTCGCCTACATCGAGGCCTTCAACGCCCTGGAGCAGGCCCTGCGCCAGCACGCCCCCGCCCTGCTGGAGGAACTGCTGCGCGCCCATCCCGAGTGGGTCAAGCTCCGCCAATGCCTGGCCGCCGGCCTCAGCGGCGACGAGATCGCCCGCGTCCTCACCTGCGGCGAGACCACCGTGCGCCGGTACAAACGGCGCATGGCCGCCTGCGGCCTGCTGCCCATCGCGCCCACCCCCTCGTCACCGGCCGCGATGGGGCTGGCTGGAGGTGCGGCATGAGCGCCGTGTTGCCAGGCCCTCTCCATGAGCGGATCTCTGTCAGCGAGGTAGACATGGCCCTGCGCTCGGTCGCCGACATCCTCATCCCGGAACGAGACCTGTCCGTGGTGGACCGCGACGATCTCAGCACCCTCCTGCGGGTGCTGATTCTGCTGCGTGAGGCCCTGAGCGCGCACGACTGACCCTGCCAAGTACGGGCGGGTTTGAAACCCGCCCCTACGGGTTGGCCGCGGGAACGCCGCGCCGTTATCCTCGCCCGCCCCCACCACCCCGCATAACCTCGATTAGCTGACCGGGCCGCCCTGGCCCGTTAGTTTGGCGGGCATGTCTCACCCTTGCGCCCCTCCCACCGCTCCGGTGTCCGGCCCGCCGGGCCTCGCCTTGCCCGTGGCAGGGTGGCCATGAAGCGCCTGGACGATTCCGCCGCCGCCTGGGGCTGGGTGCTGCTGATCGCCGCCGCCGCGGCCCTGGTCATGGCGGTGTGGCGATGATCCCCTCCCTGCCGCGGAGCCTGTCATGATCCAAACCCTGCCCTTAAGCTGGGGCGCCCGCGTCTCCCCCCTCTTCCGCGCCCGCCTGTTCGCCCTGTGCGACCACCTGGCCTGGAGCGAAGACCACGCCAGTTGGCTCATGGCCGCCATGGCCTTCGAGACCGGCCGCACCTTCAGCCCCTCGGTGCGCAACGCCAAATCCAGCGCCACCGGCCTTATCCAATTCATGGAGAAAACGGCCGCCGGCCTCGGCACCACCACCCGCGCCCTCGCCGCCCTCACCGCCGAGCACCAGCTAAGCTACGTCCAGAGCTACTTCGCCCCCTACGCCCCGCGCATCAAGACCCTCGACGACCTCTACATGGCCATCCTGTGGCCCGCCGCCATCGGCCGCGGCCGTGAAACCGCCCTATGGCGGGCCGGCTCGCGTGAATACGCCGTCAACAAGGGCCTGGACAGCACCAAGGACGGCACCGTCACCGTCGGCGAGGCCGCCGCCAAGGTGCGCCGCCTGCACGCAGAGGGCCTGCTGCCCGCCAACGTCTGGGCCGCGCCACGCCCCGGCACCGCCGCCACGCAGCGCCTGCCGGGAGGCTTCCTGTGACCCGCGACGACACCCGCGCCCTGCAACAGCGCCTCAACGAAATCGGCTGGGCCCACCAGGTCCTCGGCGCCCCACTGGATGAGGACGGCATCTATGGCCCCCGCACCGACCAGGCCTATGCCGCCTGGCTCGACCAGGAACACGTCGTCCCCACCGTCACCCCCCCGCCCGCCGTGCCCTGGTGGACCTCGCGTGCAGTTATTGGCATTTTGGCCTGGTTCCTGGCCTGGCTCGCCACCCAGGCCGGCTGGCTGGTGGAGGCCGAACAGCTCACCCAAATCCTGGTCCACCTGGCCGAAGCCGCCGGCCTGGCCCTGGCCCTGTGGGGCACCCTGCGCCGCCGCGCGCCGATTGACCCGACCCTGGTGGCTCGCCTGCCTGGTCGTGATCTCCGGCTGCCAGTGCGCACCCACCGCCCTGATCGCCCTCGACCCGGACCTGACCAGCGCCGCGACCCGCGCGGCCACTTTAACCCTGACTGAATGGCGCGTCGGCATCCGCTGCCAGGACATCCCGTAGGCGGCTGAAGCCGCCCCTACAAGCGCCCCGACAAGCGCCCCGACAAGCGCCCCGACAGAGCCCTACCACCCGGAGACCACGATGAAAGCCCTCCTCCTCGCCACCCTCATCAGCGCCCTGCGCCTCTATGCCGGCGCCGGCCTCTATGACCGCCTCGCCGCCGAAGTGGCCCGCCTTTACTTCGAGTCAGGCCTGTCCGGCGGCGAGAAGATGAACCAGATCATCGCCTTCGCCGGCCGCGAGCTGGCCCTGTTTTCCGAGACGCTGGTACGCGCCATCGCCGAAGTCGCCCTGCTGCGCATCAAGGCCGCCTAGTGGAGATCAGCCTCACCGCCGACGCCAGCGCCGCCGCCTGGTGGCGCTTCGGCTGGGATCTGGTGCAGACCGTCCTCACCGCCGCCGTCGCCGCCTATGTGTGGTGGTCGCAGCGTGAACAGGTCCGCCGCGACGCCCTCACCGCCCTGGAGGCGGACGTGGACGACCGCCTCGACCACCTCGCCACCGCCCTCGCCCAGATCGAGGTCAAATTGGAAAATCAGCCCACCTGGTCCCATTGCAGCGATGAACACCAGCGCATCGCCACCTTGGAGCAGGCCGTCCGCCACGCCATCAAAGGCGAGGATATTAACCGCGTCCACGCCCGCATCGATCAAATCGACACCGGCTTGGCCGAGCTGCGCGGCGAGATGAAGGCCAATACCCACCTGCTGCAAACCATCGACCACCACCTGCGCGGCCTGGGCCCGCACCTGTAACCCCCTGTAAATGCGCTGTAACGCCGCCGTTAAGAGCCCCTAGACCCATGCCCAGCTACCCCGAACACCTGCGCGAAGACCGCCGCCTGTCCCTGCTGCAAGCGCTGGCCGGCGCCGTCGACTACACCGCCCACGCCCACCTGCTGCGCCAGTCCCTTGCCACCGTCGGCCACCAGGTCGCCTTCGACCTGTTGCGCGCCGATCTCGCCTGGCTCGATGAGCAGGGCCTCATCGTCCTCGCCGATGGCGAGATCCCCGTCGCCACCCTCACCCTGCGCGGCGAAGACGTGGCCCGCGGCGTCGCCCGCGTCCCCGGCGTGGCGCGCAAACTGCCCGGCCGCTAACCCATGCCCCGCCGCTCCACCCTCCTCGACGTGCCCCAGGCGGTCCGCGACGACCTCAACGGCCGATTGTTGGCCAACGGCTTCAGCGACTACGAAGCCCTGGCCGCCTGGCTGCAAGCCCAGGGCTACGAAATCTCCAAATCCGCCCTGCACCGCTGGGGCCAGACCCTGGAAAATGAATTCGCCGGCGCCATGGCCGACGCCCGCCGCGCCGCCGA